TTAACTTACTGATTTTAATAAGCCTCTGGTGTCACTTTGGTGACTATGGGGCATCATTGGGACATAATCTGTCAGCTTCTGATTCAGCATTGCGATCTGTTCTGCATTGCTGTCAGTCATCCATGCTCCGTATACATTGAATACCATCTGGGCACTTGCATGGCCCATCTGGCTGGCAATGAAGCTTGGGTTTGCTCCGGCAGATAATGACCAGCACGCATAAGTGTGTCGTGACTGGTATGCCTTTCGATGCCTGATCCCTGCACGCTTAATGGCTGTTTCCCATGAGTCACCTACAGAATCGACTTTGTAGACAAAACCTACCTGTTCGCTTTTTCTAACCACTTGAGGGTTAAACACGAAAGTACATTCATGGTTCACTGAACGTCCATATTCACGTAGTTGCACCTTGATGTTGTACTGCTTACCCAGTCTTGTCATTTCAGCCTGATTTTTCAGGACACTGATAGCGGGCTGGATAAGGTGCACAACCCTGTTTGTGCTTGCTTCAGTTTTCGGTAGAGTGAACTCACCAAGTTTCGTATAATTGCGCCTGATGGTAATTGTTCCTGCCTTCAGATCGATATCTTCCCAGGCCAGGGAGACCAGTTCACCGTGACGCATTCCTGTGTACACAGCCAATGACCACAGGTTTTTCGTCTGCTGATGTCGGCAAGTATCTATCAGGCGAATAAATTCGTCACGAGTTAGCGGATCTGGCTCTGCCCTGGCTCTTTTAAGAGGCTTAATTCCCTGGAAGGGATTTGCTTCTAAGTAACCGTGATCTGCAGCAAACTGAAACATTCCAGCGATTGTCGTCATGTAATAATTTACAGTAACGACGCTCCGTCCTTTTGCTGCTGCTTTGTTTTTCGTTGAATTCTGATACCCGGTCAGCAAATCTTTCCTGATATACAGCAATTCCTCTTTGGTTACCGATGACACCAGTCTACTGCCTCCAATTTTCGGAACCATCGTTCTTGCAACGGATTCATAGCGATTGAATGCATTTGCAGAGATTTCCATTCGTTTCAGATCCAGCCACTTTTCTTCAAGTTCCTTCACCGTAATTTCTTTTTTACTTACCCCAAAAGCCTGAAGGTTGGGGGAGTCAGGGAACTGTGCAGCATAATCAAAGCTTCCTGTGCGGATGGCAAAACATACTGATGTCCGCAGTTCCCCGGCGATCTTCCTGTTCTTGGCAGTGTCAGGGACACCAAGATTTTCCCTGACACGTTTACCTTTAAAATTAAACCAGATGCGTAATGTGCCGCCGTGGTTTTCGACGCCTGTTGGATATTTGACTTTATCCATCGATACCTCCAGACGCCCAAGAGCGATACGAGCTTACATATTTCATGATATTAAATCACCTGGGTTGTTTGTTTTTCATTGAGGCGACCCAGGCATCTATTGCTTTTCTGTTATACATACATTCACTGGAAGGCTTTGGATTACCGTCTGGTGATACGTGAATATACTCTCTTCCAACCATCCAGCATTCTTTCCGGGCCCGAAGAATTGTGCCTGGTTTGAGCCCGGTAATTGCGATAAGAACGCTTTCACAAACCCATTCATTGGGAGCCAGTTGAATCACATTGCCCATGTATTACCTCACACAACACTCAGCCCACGGCAGTGGCACCACACTTCAAACATTCGCTTCACAACTTCACGACAGTAGAAGCCGTCAACATCTCGCGTCAGGTCATAGCGATTGCCGTAACGCTGGTGGACCCATCGTTCAAATGCTTTATTCATTCTTTACTTCCTTTTTATGGCTCGTAATTTTTTCAGGTGCTTTTCCTGCTCAGTGTCCGCGAGAATTTTGCGGTACTCCTGGTGGTCAATATGTTCGAACAGGCAGTTTAACTCACCAATGCGTACCCGCCCGGATCGTCCGTCCATCCGTCGAAAGAACACTGAGTGCTCAGTGATGCGAGTAATCACCACGGGGTATCCGGCTCTGTCCGTGTATATCTGACCGCGTTGAATCAAAGCGAACATGTGGTTATCCCCAGCGGCAAATCGAATACACCATCAGCGTCACCGCCATCGCAATTCCTACCGTTGTTAATGCTTCAGGCCAGGTCATCGTAAAATATCCTCCACGCTTATCAGTCCGTTCCGCTCCAGATAACTCATCGCCTTATCCGGTAATTTGCAGTCTGGCTTCGCTTTCCTCAGTTGCCAGGTTAACTGCTTTACCAGCATGGTTAACTCATCGACCAGACGCTGATATCCCACTGGTTTGTATTCATGCAATTTACCGGCTGGCTCTGCTGCCAGCGATACCAGTGCGATTTCCAGAACAGCAATATCCATCTTATATGTGCGGATGATGTCATGGTCGATTGTACCCGGTATGCACAGTCTCTGTGCTTCAATAGTCTCCTCTGCGTGAGCTATTAACTGCTCTCTGGTAAAAGTCGTCATGCCGTAGCCCCTTCTTGATATTTTTCAAACCAGAACACAACCGGCTCTGCTTCCAGCGATACCAGTGCAATTCGTGCCAGTTCTTCCGCTTCTTCTGCTGGCAGTACAACGTTGCTACCCGGTCCGTATGTTTCGCGCCACTGCTTGATTGTCAGCAGTCGCTCTTTGGTTATAGTGGTCATGTGTTACTCCTTAACCCGCAGTGCTTTCAACTGATGAGGGGAACAAAATCCTTTCATCAAATCCGGCATTCATATCATGGACAGCAACACACCAATCCATCGACGAACGATTATCAAGAGCCTCCATGATTTCATCCATGCGGCGCAGGTCATACAGGTAAATGCTTTTATCGCCAATGGTGTAAAAACCAATTTTTTTCGGTGATGGGCAGCGATCAAGAACGTCCTGTAATTCGTTCAACCATGCCTGTTCTTTTTTTGTCAAAGTTGCCATATCAGTTTTCCTTATTAATGCGACAGTGGTTTTTCCAGCGGTTTTGCGCCGCGCTGGGCTTTTTGCAAAAACCACAATCCATCATCCCGTAATGTTTCATTAACCCCATCCGTCGGTTGCTGAGTCTCACCCACTGCCAGACGCCAGGAGCGTTTCTACGAACTAACAGAATCTTTGCTTTACGGTTTTTCATCGTTTTGCTCTCCTGCGTCTCTTTGCTGCTCGTCGTGCCGATGCAATACCGGTATGGCGGCGCTTTGGTGCCGGGATGATGTTGTCAGCCATCAGGACATGTGGCTTTGCAATTAGCGCAGAAGCCCAAAAACGAGTCGGGTACGGTAACAAGCCGATACATGCCACACGCATTACTCACCTCCTTTGATGCGAATGCCAGCGGCGCGTGGCACATTAACTTCCACGATGCGCACAGTTGGTTTGTACATCTCAATCGCTGTCAGCCAGTCAGCGCCAGTCATGCGCTTTTCTGCATCGCCATTAGTCCACTTAACCGGTACACCAATAGCCTTCATCGCGATTTCTATTTCCCCGGCAATGGCGCTTTTTCCGCAACCAGTAAAACCAGATACAACGGCAAGAACTTCGCCTTTGGCTGGTTTTATTTCCCGTGCTTCCAGTTCTGCTATGCGCTTTTCTGAGGCTTCAAGTAACGCCTGCTTATCGCGTAGCGCTTCTTCCAGTTCAGCAACATGGCATTCACTATCAATAAGGTTGTTCTCTGCTGCTTCCAGCTCAACACGCAGCTTCCCTACCGTTAGCGCAATATCCTCGTTCTCCTGATCGCGGCTTTTGATGTATTGCAGGTTTCTTTCCCGTTCATCCAGCAGTGCCAGCACGGTTTCTGGTCCGGTCAGAAATTTGAAGGCGTTGAGCGCATCAATATCCACACCGTAATCTTTAAGTTCCTGTTCACTTAACAAGTCATCATCAGCTGGCAACATTAACAGGCGTTCCATTGCTGGAATTGCACGTTCCGCCACCTCACGCAGTGCCTGATAGTCAATCTTGCTCACTGGCAGCCTCCTTTGCCGGGATTTCTAACTTTTGAGTGGTTGTATCAAATTCAAACAACTTAACCACGTCATCAAACAGGACATAATCACCATCAGGATCTTCAGTCATATCTGCGCCACAATCCTGACCGCACGAGTCGCAACCATCCATATCAAGCTCGTATCGCTTCAGGTTTGCGATATTTGATAAATTCAGCGCCAGTACAGCCAGGTCATAAACCTCTTCGGCAGTGACATCGCTGTTCAGTCCCATTTCATGGCGATATATGATTTTTTCTACTCGTTGTTTTGTGATCGTCATTTTTCTCTTCACTCCGATATACAAGGATTACTACACCCCCTCTGCTGATTGCGCGAGCTGGATCCCCTGGTTCCATGCCGTCAATTCCGAAGGCTTCGGAAAACGCATTCATTGCCTTCTGGCGTTCATCCTGCTTACGGCGTTTATTCCATTTTTTCAGGAACAACAGCGACAGCCACCGTCCGCTGCAGAACACGATGTAAAAATAACCAAGGAGCGCCAGGCCGACATTCAGGGCCGTTTCTATGGTTAGTTGTGAGTCAGTTGCCATTTCTTACCTGTTTAAGTAACTGGTTGAACATAACACTTAGGGGATTGCTGCATCCAAACGGCAGATTGTTTACGCAGTACAGAATCATTTTGTTTTTTTCTCCAGTTCGTACTATTAACCCATTCCACAATAACCGTGATAATTCATTACTGATAGAAGTTGCGCTTCTTCCAAGTGCGAGGGATATATCTTCTCTACTGCAATCTGGATTTTCCTGGATATACTCGATAACGGTCATGTGGTCCCTTTTACTTAATATCTGTTTCGGATTGCATGCCATGAGTATTCATTTCGTTAATAATTTCATCCAGAAGGATTTCAAGCCCTTCTCGACCCATATCTGAAAGAATGAAACCTTTATCAGGGGAAGTAGTGAGCATTTTCTGATAAAGAAACAGCGCTCTTCCCATTCCTTCAGCTTCGCCGTATTTTTGAATTAAATTCCATTCAATATACTGTTGTAAGGCAAATCGAATGGGGCCGGGATATATCGTCATAAACCCATACATCCCGTTATATACCACGGCGTGTTCAGTTGTTCCGTGTTCATTCAGGATATCAATTGTGCCGTTCTTGTCTTCTTCTTCGTTGATGAATGTCGTCACATACAACCATCGCCACTGAGCAACCTTCATCTCAACCGGAAGTTTACCCAGTAATCCTGCTTCGTCGGCTTGCGCCAGACACTGAAGGATACGTAAACCTCGCACATTAGGAGTATCGAATTCTCCGGCATCCAGACGACGTATGGCGTCGTGATAATCAATCGTCATACTGCCAGTTCGTATACCATTGGCTGTTGCTTCAGCCTGGAATTCATCGTATTGCATGATATTTATTCCTCATCTTCATCTTCATCTGCTGGTGCAATAACGTCATATCCTGCCCTTTCTGCAATAAACAGGAATGTTGAAAGAGTTCCTACAAGTTCATCGTCATGAACATGGCGAATGAATATTACTTTCCCGTTTTTGATGGTCAGCAATACTCTGGTTTGTTCGTGTTCTGCTGTTTTCTGATGCATTATTATCTCCCGTATGCTTTACGCAGAAATAAGCAGGCAATATGCATGTAATTTTCACCGTATTGTGCAATAAGGCAGGCGGTCTTGTGTGATGCCATATTCTTTATAAAAGTCACAATAAAGCCTCCTGTGGATTAAGGTTGTAACAATCCCCGGCGATAAAACCGCAATAAACGTTCAGGGCATATTTGTTGTTATTGCGCTAATTCTTTTTCGGCAGCAGCTTTTGTATACTCACATGCAAAACTCAGAATTTCGCTGCCGAGTGTTTTCGTTTCGTGATTACTGGACATATGTAATACCTGTGTTGCATGCAATAAATGATAAACATTTACCGCAAATGAATCAGGCTCCAGACAAATGCCTTCGTAATTATCTTGCTGTGAGGTTGTTTCTGTCATTGCTCCTGAAGTGCATGCGAGCCTGTTTTTGACAATTCTCTTTTCTCTAATCACTATATCGGCAACATCTATTGCCTTTACAACCTCCGGGAGAAGTTCCGGGTTTGTATAATCAAAGTCATCAACATGGAGAACAGTTATGTTTTCGAACTTTTTCATGGCTTCCTCAGCTGACTTATATGTTCTGCTATATAGCGAGTCTCAGAAGTGTTTTCATATTGAGACTGTTTCCGCAATGATTGATAAAAATGTTCGCATGTACCTTGAAGGGCGAAGCGGCGATTATGTCACCATTGGTATTGGTTCTTCCGCAGAAGAGCTTCGCGAGATAAGGGGCAAACTTGTTGAGATGCGTCATGGTGTTGCTGCTCCTCACTTTTTGGTTGCTCCGGAGGAGTAACCTCACCAGTTAACAGCCACATCGGATCGCAGCCAAGAATATTTGCCAGTGGGATAAGCATACTGATAGTTGGTTCATACTCTCCGCTCTCCCACTGGATGATAATTTCTTCATCGAGATCGAGCAGCCTGGCGAGTTCGGCGGTTGTTAAGCCGCAGGCTTCGCGTTGGGTGCGAAGGTTAACCAGCCAGCTTTCAGGGAAGGATTGTTTTTGTTGCGCAGGAGAAGCAGCAGATAGAGCATATTCATGGATAAATTCCATTACCTCAATGCCCAGTTCCTTTGAGCGAGCACAATCCAGAAGATGGAATGTGCGTACAGCACTTAGCAAATTTGCAATATTTAATGCAAAGGAATCAAGTTCTAAGCCCTTAAGCGTAACACAGCCGCAGTTGATAAAATTAGTTGTTTCTGGAGTTGCTTTTAGTGTCTTCATATATCCACCAACAATTTTAAATTGAATCAAATCAAGTTATAATTGATGGTGCGATATTATGTTTTGGGAAATAGCCTGTCAAGAAAAAATTGATATCGTATATTTCAGGCAGAAAAAAACGGGCAAAGCCCGTTAAAATCAAAGACTAACCAAATCTGTTTATGTTGAATGGTACTGATGAGATCACTTTAGACTGGATATAAAGCAGAGCTAACCCCTCTTTTTCGATGCTCCATGGTTGATAATTGGGGTTATCAGATAACACCATGATTTTGCTTCCAATTTTTTGAAGCCTTTTCACGTAGCATTCTCCATCAAAACAAAATGCATAAATACCATCGCCATCAAAATAAGTTACTGTCTTATCAAGAAAAAGAAGGTCGCCAGGTGAGATTGTGGGAGCCATACTGTCTCCTCTGGCGTTACCTATTTCTATATTTTTGAATGCCCGATTTCCAACAAGACGTCGGGCATATTCAGGATCAAGTTCTATTGAGCGCACTACATCTATCAAGTCACCACGGACATGAGTTCCATCACCGCAACTAAACTCAACATCAAGGACATTAAACACGACGCTATCTGTTCTTGTCTGGTGTTTCTCTTGCGAGGAAAAGGTTGGTGAGGAGTCTTCACCTAAGAACCAGGATTGTGGATAACCGCTAATCTCTGATAAATGCGCGAGCTTATCACTCCGTGGAAATGTTTTTCCTGTTGTCCAGTACTGCACTGATTGCGCACTCACACCTAACTTGCGGGCCAGTTGAGCCTGAGTCCATCCTTTTGCTTTCAGCATCGCGGCTATTCGATTTTCCGTGTTTTTGACGTTCTTCATGACCAAATCCTGTGGGTTTCTTTACAAGGATAAATCTTTACTTGATTTTAGTGTATTCGATCCTTTTGTAACTTGCATGTTAATTTAAACTTGATGTATTCTTGATTTATAAAGTTAATATTGGTGCTTTGTTATGGAAGGAAATGATTACGACAAACTTCGTGCATTAATTGCGCAAAATGCCATAGCGCGAAATCTTGGTGTGACGCCGCAAGCGGTGAATCAGTGGTTTTCAAAAAGCACAATTCCTGCTCGTTTCGTTTTACGAGTATGTGAAGTAGTTGCATGGAAGGTTACGCCTCATGGCTTAAGGCCAGATCTTTATCCTCACCCTGAAGATGGAATTCCTAACTTGTTACGCAAAAGCCTAAATCCAAGTTCACCACACAGAGCGGATGGAATACACGCAGGAGATAAACAATGAACACCGCAATTTTTAACGGCAAAGCATCCATGACCAGCCTTGAAATCGCAGAGTTGGTGGGCAGCCAACACAAAGATGTTAAGCGCAGCATTGAAAGGCTCATGGATAAGGGGATTATTCGAAGTGCGCCAATGGCGAATTTCGAAATAATCAACAACTTAGGATTAAAACGAAATGTAGGTGCTTACATCTTCGAAGGCGAACAAGGTAAGCGCGACAGCGTCATTGTCGTCGCACAGCTCTGTCCTGAATTCACAGCTCGCCTGGTAGATCGCTGGCGCGAACTGGAAGAACAGATCCGTAAGCCAATGAGCGAAATCGAAATGGTTGCCGCGATGGCTCTTGAAGCCGTTCGCCAACAGAAACGGATCACTCAGGTGGAAGAAAAAGTCAGCCACGTTGCTGAAACAGTCGAGCAAATTAAAAAGGGCACTATTCGTGAGGGCTATGCCGGATATCGCCAACTGAAAGCAAAAACCGGTTTGTCAGATGATAAATGCCGCAATCTGGTGAACGCCTATCAAATTCCTACAGACACACATGAGTTCATGACGCCGGACGGATTGTTGTCACGTCGCGCAATTGTTGCTGTGGAACCGTTTATGGCTGCTTTTTATCGGGTTATGGAGGAAGCAGAACCGCGAGGGACTCGCTGGTATCACCCGAAAATGGGGTTATTTCAGGTTATTGGTTGGCAGCGATGAAAAAAAGCCGGGAGTAACCCGGCTCACTCAACATCAATAACGGGGAGCTGTTTCGCATAAAACGGCTCCGAAACATCCAAGAACAGTTCTAAAGATATCAGCAGCTATATGATCATTTCAAGACCAAATATTGATTCTGCAATTTCGGGACGTTACACTGTCTCCGCACCTTATAAAGCGGGTGCCGGGGGTCGCAGCCCGGAATTGCATACGGCGATATACGACGCGCCAGCGTCTTTTTTATCGTCCGCGCTCACGCACGCCAGAATTATGGTGGGCTGGGCAGGGGAGCCGAAAGGCTCGCCGGTTTCCGTATGCGCCGGTACTGCGAACCCTGTTCAGTCTGCCACCAGTGAGTTTCGCAGCTCCGGTGGTGGAAGTTATCCATTGCATACGGAGGCTGCCATCATGGCTACAGTCCCAACTTCCCCATTCCTCAAAATTGAAGTTGTCAACGGCAAGGCCGTTATTTTCTCCCTGCATGTTGCCTGCCACTTTAAGCGCATGCACCAGAACATCGTCGACAAAATCGAGTATCTGAACTGCTCACGCGAGTTTTTTACCCGCAATTTCATACCGGGTACTTATCACATCTACGGTGACTCCCTGCGTGGTTATTACATCACCCTTGATGGTCTGATGATGCTTCAGCTTGGGTTAAGTCTGCGCACAATGCGGTACTACGAGAGCTGTATTGAAGCATTCCATGAGGCTGAAACCGTCCAGGGTCACTCCGCGTTCCGTCGTAATCAACGGGAGGTGCACCTATGATCCGCCACCAGCATATTGATTCTGCAATTTCGGGACGTTACACTGTCTCTGCACCTTATAAAGCGGGTGCCGGGCGTGGAAACCCGAAATTCAATATAGAGCACAACCGCGCTCATGCGGTTTTTTCGTGTCATGAGCATCGTTACGCCCAAATTATGGTGGGGCGTGCAGGGCCAACTTCGGTTGGGCCGGGTTCTATGTTGACCGGTATTTCCACCCCTGTACGTCTCACCACCTATATGGTCGTGGAAAGCCTTGGTGGTGAGTTCATTGAATTCAACATAGGGGCTGTCACCATGACTACTCTCCCAACCCAATCTCACCCTGAAATCACGATTATCAATGGTCGCGTTGTCACCACATCTCTTGCAGTAGCTAATTACTTTACTAAACGGCATGAGCGGGTTTTAGATAGAATTAGAAACCTCGAATGTTCCGCTGAATTTACTGAACACAATTTTGTGTTAAGTGAATACACCGACGCATCAGGCCGCAAACTACCTTGCTATCAAATCACCCGCGATGGCTTCGCGTTCCTTGCCATGGGCTTCACTGGTAAACGTGCTGCCCGGTTCAAAGAGGCATACATCAACGCCTTTAACCTGATGGAGAAGAGTTTATCAGGTGCCGATACGTCTGATATGTCAGCTGTCGCACGAAACGCCAGAGGCGTATACCTGCATTTGCGTGAAATCCATCAAATCTGGACAAGCCAGCTTTATCCAATGCTTAAGGCCGTTGAATCTCCGCTGGCTAGCAAACTGTACGACCGTGTTGGTGATGCTGTTTTTGGCGCTGCACTTGTTGATTCCAGGCTGAATGGTTCTGACAAGGAGGTTCGCCCATGATTAGTTACGAAATCATCATCTCCACTACGGAATACAGAAACGATGTATCAGTTCGCACGGATGTATCTGTCTGGCACCGTCGCTATAAATCCAGAAAAACAGCGGAACTGAAAGCGGCAGAGATGTGTGAAACCATCTCAATGAAAGGTAGCCCGGTTAAATACGTAACTACGGCGGAGGTGCGTCCATGATCCGCCACATCGTTAATTCCCTGTATCACCGATACAACCGTTGCCCCCGAGTGGGGCAGTGGTTTACCACCAGCAACGGCCTCGTTCTGCGGGTTTGCCTGGTCAATGCAGAAAGTCAGAAGGTTGTCTGCCAGGTGCAGGGGCGTACTTATACCCTGAGTTACCCGCTGGTGGCGTTTCAGTCCGGAAAAATGTTTAAGCGTCTGGGAGGTGTCGTATGAGTAGCAAGATCCTCGGTAATGTCTGGGATGCATGCGCAGCATATGGCGTCAAAGGTGCAAAACTGATGATTATGGCGCGCCTGGCTGATTATTCGAATGATGACGGGGTGTGCTACCCGGGTGTTGAAACCATATGTCGACAGCTTGGATTGGGAGAAAGTACAGTCAGAACGGCAATCTCCGAACTGGAGGCTGATGGCTGGCTGACGCGTCAGTCACGCCGCAAAGGTAACCGTAATACGTCCAATCTTTATCATCTGAATGCTGATCGGCTTGAGCAGCTTGCCAGAACTGAGCGGGATAAGGTTGCAGAACTGAAACAGCAGCGCAGACTTTCAGTATTACGTGACCCTTCAGATTCTGAACTTTCAAAATCTGAACCGTCAGAATCTGTATGTTCAGGCGTGTTTGAGCCTTCAGATTCTGGCAAAAATACGCGTTTGACCCTTCAGAATCTGACTCCAGATCCACAAGGTTTAAAACATGAACCACCAGTAAATTCAAAACATGAACCGCAAGATATTGGCGCATCCGCTGACGCGTCTGCACCAGCGCGTTCTGCCAGACAGGAATATTCACCGGAATTTGAACAGGCCTGGCAGGAATATCCCAAACGTGCTGGTGGCAATTCAAAATCTGCAGCCTTCAAAGCCTGGAAAGCCCGTATCAGGGAGGGAATAAAACCGGAGACCATGCTTGATGGCGTGAAGCGGTATGCCGCCTGGGTACGTGCTACAGGAAATACCGGCACACAGTTCGTGAAGCAGGCTGCGACGTTCTTTGGACCCGATCGTCACTTCGAAGATTACTGGCAACAGCCAGCCGCTCACGGAGGTGGGCGACAGCGACAGGTCGATGTCCTGGCTGGCCTGGGAGCCATGTCTGACAAATTCGGTAAATCCAGTAACAAATTGACATTCTGAGGTGACAGCGATGATGACGATTGACCAACGTGAGAAACAAACAAGACTACAGGCGCGAATGGATGATTTACGGGCAGAAATGGATGAGTTACGGGCAGAGATTGCATTTGCTCAGAAGGGCGAAAAGCCATGGCCTTATCGTTCCTGCCTGATGCGTGAAGGTCGCGGATATTGCGAAAAACACGGTAAATATCGTACGCATATACTGGTGTGGATCGATCGTAATGGCGAGGACAGAGAAAAAATTTCATGCTGCCCTGACTGCTTGATCGCTGAGGCCAGTGATTTGACCATGGAACTGTCGTCCCTCAAGGCGGAAGAACTGACTGATAACGCCGGAATTGCTCTGCGTTTTCGGGACTGCGAGTTTGATAATTATCTGGAGGTTAATCCTGACGCAGCCAGAAATCTTGCGGCCTGTCGCCGCTATGCGGAGAACTGGCCAGATATGCTGGAGAACGGTACCAGTCTTGTTATGACCGGCAGTTGCGGTACCGGGAAAAATCATCTGGCGGTATCAATGGCAAAACACATCATCCGTAACTATCTGGCCAGTGTGGAGATCACCGACGTGATGCGCCTTACCCGGGCTGTGAAAAACTGCTGGCGGAATGACAGTGAAAAAACAGCGGATGACGTCATTGAGCATTATGCGTCACTGGATTTGCTGATTGTCGACGAAGTCGGCGTTCAGTTTGGCAGTGCGGCTGAAATGGCCATTTTGCAGGAAATTATCAATGCCCGGTATGAGGGTATTTTGCCAACTATCCTGATCAGCAACCTTTCACCGGAAGAATTGTGGGCGTTCATCAGTCCCCGGATTGCCGACAGGATCACCGATGGCGGGCGCAACTGGTTGTCGTTTAACTGGCCCAGCTACCGTTCTCGTATCGGAGGTGTTGCCGCATGACCAGCCAGAACACCCCGGCATGGCGTAACGATGACCTGGAAGGCGCTGTCATCGGTGCGTTTTTTCTGCGTGGGGCCGATCCGGAAGTGATGGATATTCTGGCCACACTTCCGGCGGATGTATTTTTTGTGCGTCAGTACCGGGATATTTACGCGGGGATTTGCAGACAGGCTCGCATATCCGGCGTCATTGACCCCGTACTGCTGTGCAATGAGATGCCGGAACTTGCCCCGGTGATTACCGACACCGGACGCAAAACCTGGGTGAAGTCTTCACTGGAGCACTATGTCGCAGCGTTGCGGCGCAATGCCGCACTGCGTGATGCAGAAAAAACACTGACTGAAGCATTACAGAATTTACGTGATGCGTATACCTGTGAAGCAGCCGAGGATGCCCTGAAGGATGCGCAGAACATGATGGCCTCACTGTCGACCGGAAAGGGCGTCATTCAGCCGGTTCACATTGATGATGTCCTTCCGGAAGTGGTCGACCGTGTTGAATGCCGCAATCAGGGACTGGAGAAATCCAGGGCGCTGATGACCGGTATTGATGAACTGGACGCAAAAACGGGCGGTATGGAGCCCGGAGACCTGGTATTCATTGCCGCCCGTCCTTCGATGGGGAAAACCGAACTTGCGCTGGACATCATCGACAAGGTGACTGAGCAGGGGCATGGCGTGCTTCTGTTCACCATGGAGATGGCGAACATCCAGATTGGTGAACGTATGGTGTCTGCTGCCGGTGGAATGCCGGTATCCCGTCTTAAGTCTGTTGCCCGTTTTGAAGATGAAGACTGGGCGCGTTTCTCGCAGGGCGTGGGACGAATGACGGGGCGTAATATCTGGATGGTGGACCAGGCAAACCTGACCATTGATGAGATATGTGCAACCACGAAGCACCACCGGATGAAACACCCGGAAACGGCGCTGGTGGTGGTCGATTACCTCGGCCTGATTAAAACCCGCAGCACGGGGCGTCACGACCTTGCGGTGGGGGAAATCTCAAAGGGACTTAAAAGCCTGGCAAAATCCGGCGGTTTTCCGCTGATTGCTCTGAGCCAGCTCTCCCGCGGCGTGGAATCCAGACCCAATAAACGCCCAATGAACTCGGACCTGAAAAACTCCGGGGAAATCGAGGCGGATGCCGACATCATTCTGATGCTTTACAGGGATGAGGTATACAACCCGGAAACTCAGGCCAGAGGCATAGCAGAAATCAACATCACGAAACAGCGTAATGGCACGCTCGGGACCATTTACCGGCGTTTTCATAACGGACATTTTCTGCCTGTGGACCAGGAGAGTGCCCGGGTTCTTTCCACACCCATGACGCCGGGCAATCCGCGCAGATACAGCAATAACCGCATGTCGGGCAGTAAAACGGAGCGTTTATTTTGAACAACAGAACAATCACTGTTTCACCGGAACAACTTCGTCGGCAGGCGCAGGAGATGCTTCGTTGTGCTGAACAGATGGAAAAAACGAGCGTGAAAAAAGATACGCTCCGCAAGCAGCTTACTCCGGCGCTTCGTGATCTGCTGCAGGCAAAACACCGCACACAAAAGGCGGTGGATGAGCTGGTGGATTGCGTGGCGGAACTGGAAGGACAGGTAAGCCAGTTTGAAACGCTGGTGAAGGAGTTTACTGCGTGATGGCTGAATTTTTTTCTCCTGCGTTCATGCAATACCGTTCGCTGAGGTGACCGTGAGAGCACTGCTGACCCCTGAAATTGCCCCGCGTATGGGGATCGTCTTGTTCAGACCCGGTTCAGAGCTGATGCCCCTGTTTATGCAGGGGCGTGTCCTGCTGGAGCCTGAGCCGGAACGTTATTCATCTTTTGCCAGTGGTGCCGTTCCGGCAGCATCACAACCGCTGGCGGATGATCCTGCCGTTCGGGCCGTGTTCCGCCATGAGGCGGTGATCCGTCGTGCTGGTGGCGTGGAATGCCTTGAGAGCTGGTTACTTCGTGAAAAAGGCTGTCAGTGGCCTCATTCCGACTGGCACAGCGAGAACATGACCACAATGCGGCACGCGCCAGGCGCAATCCGTCTGTGCTGGCACTGTGACAATCTTCTCCGTGACCAGTTCACGGAACGGCTGGAAGCAATGGCAACGGATAACTGTGCCCGCTGGGTGTTGTCTGTTGTGCGCCGTGATCTTGGTTTTGATGACAGTCACGTTGTGACAATGCCGGAACTGTGCTGGTGGCTGATTCGTAATGACCTGGCGGATGCCTTACCGGAAAGTGCAGCCCGTAAGGCACTGAGATTACCGAAGCCTGTTGTGCCGTCTGTCACCCGGGAAAGTGACCTTGTGCCTTCGGTTCCTGCCACCAGCATCATCCAGGATAAGGCGAAAAAGGTGCTGGCGCTGAAAGTGGATCCGGAGTCGCCGGAGTCTTTTATGTTACGCCCAAAACGTCGCCGCTGGGTTAATGAAAAGTACACGCGCTGGGTTAAGACGCAGCCGTGTGCATGTTGTGGTAAGCCAGCCGACGATCCTCATCACCTGATTGGTCATGGTCAGGGTGGAATGGGTACAAAAGCGCATGACCTTTTTGTGTTGCCTTTGTGCAGAAAACACCATGACGAACTGCATGCGGATACCGTGGCATTTGAAGAGAAGTATGGTTCCCAACTGGAGCTGATATTTCGTTTTATCGATCGCGCGCTGGCGATTGGTGTGCTGTCCTGATTTTGTGGAGAAAGTTGATGCGTGATATTCAGATGGTTCTTGAACGCTGGGGGGCATGGGCTGCAAGTGGTAACACCGGGGTGGACTATTCTCCGATCGCTGCCGGATTCAAAGGACTTTTACCATCTGCCACTAAACCACGTCCGGCCTGCTGCGATGATGACGGACTTATCATTGAAAACTGTCTTGCTCGTCTGAAGCAGAAAAAACCTGAGGAGTATTCGCTTCTCATTGCTCATTATTTGTTGCGAATATCAAAAAGACAGATAGCCAGGACGAGAAAGAAAAGCGAAAAAGCAATACGAATTGAGATGCAGATAGCCGAAGGGTTTATTGACGGATGTTTGTCTGTGCTGGGGGTAAGACTGGAGATGGACGACTGGCTGCTAAAAAAGTAAAAAATGATTAGTGCGGTCCGCAAAAAGTATGTCAGTATGTTAAGAGTGGTTACTTCGCCACACAGCTTAAACCCGCCGCGAGCGGGTTTTTTTATGGCTGAAATCGGTCCAGTACAGTAAACGTGCTGGTGGCGGTGAATACCTGTCTTTCAGCTTGCTGGCTTTTTCGACAAGAGTTATTGGTGTGTCACGTTAACCGAAAAAGGGAAAAAGACATGCTGAAACAGCAGGATATGACAGAAACCGCCAGAGTGGTGTTTAATGAATTAAGCGTCACCGAACCGGCGACAGTCGGGGAGATTGCGCAGAATACTTACCTTTCACGCGAACGCTGCCAGTTAATACTGACCCAGCTGGTTATGGCGGGTCTGGCAGACTATCAGTTTGGTTGTTACAGACGCCTTCAGTCCTGAAGGCTTTTTTATTTGTGGTAAATGGGCGGCTGGTGGGTGTTAGGGGCACTCACCAGCCATCTGCTCATGCGTCTGGATCACAAGCAAACCTCAGGCCCACTGCTTTGCGCAAAAGCAGAATGAGCCTATCAGAGACAGGTTTAATGATCCATGCTTAATACTGTAAAAATATCCAGTTGTGAGTTAATCAACGCCGACTGCCTGGAATTTATCCGGTCGTTACCCGAAAATTCTGTTGACCTGATAGTCACGGACCCGCCGTACTTTAAAGTGAAGCCTGAGGGCTGGGATAACCAGTGGAAGGGCGACGATGATTACCTGAAGTGGCTGGACCAGTGTCTGGCGCAGTTCTGGCGGGTGCTGAAACCTGCCGGAAGTCTTTACCTGTTCTGTGGTCATCGCCTGGCATCTGATATCGAAATCATGATGCGTGAACGCTTCAGTGTGCTGAACCATATTATCTGGGCAAAGCCGTCCGGACGCTGGAACGGGTGCAACAAGGAAAGCCTGCGGGCGTATTTCCCCGCCACAGAGCGCATTCTGTTCGCGGAACATTATCAGGGGCCGTATCGTCCGAAAGATGCCGGGTATGAGGCGAAGGGCAGGGCACTGAAACAGCATGTGATGGCCCCGCTGATTGCTTACTTTCGTGATGCGCGCGCTGCCCTGGGGATAACGGCAAAACAGATAGTGGATGCCACAGGAAAGAAAAACATGGTGTCGCACTGGTTCAGTGCCAGTCAGTGGCAGCTGCCGAACGAAAGTGATTATCTGAAATTACAGGCGCTGTTTGCCCGGGTGGCAGAAGAGAAGCATCAGCGGGGTGAACTGGAAAAGCCCCACCACCAGCTGCTGGAGACGTATACTTCACTGAACCGGCAGTATGCGGAACTGCAGAGTGAATATAAGCATCTGCGGCGGTATTTTGGCGTGACGGCGCAGGTGCCGTACACGGATGTGTGGACGCATAAACCGGTGCAGTACTATCCCGGGAAACATCCGTGCGAAAAACCGGCAGAAATGCTGCAGCAGATAATCAGTGCGAGCAGTCGTCCGGGTGACCTGGTTGCAGATTTCTTCATGGGGTCGGGTTCGACAGTCAAAGCCGCGATGGCGCTGGGGCGTCGTGCTACAGGCGTTGAGCTGGAGACTGAACGTTTTGAACAGACGGTCAGGGAAGTTCAGGATTTAGCCAGTCAGAACGGATGA